CAATGAGAGGCTCCCAAATGTTCGGCGGCAGCAGCGACTCTATTAGCTCGTAGGTGGGCAATGACGGCATCGGCGATTTCGTCGGTAAGCTTGGTGGAGTTGGGGGACTTGGGGACGGTTCCGAATTCTTCGAAATCTTCTTCCTTGCAGCAATAAGTTCGGTTATCTCCAGGTGTTCCCTTCGCTTTTTCGAGATGGCAGCGGTTACCGACAAGAAGCTTGACCGCAGCGAATCTCTTTGGCTTTCTAAGTTGCAAATATCCTTGTAGGTGGCGAGTTCCAGACTCTCCAGTTTCTCTTCCAAAGATGAGGTAATCACAGGGACGGTCTTCGGAGATATCCTCTCCCATCCTGCGGAGCCGAGCTTCATCTTCAGCGACATAGTTGTTAATAGTAAAACAGTAGCGTTTCGTTGTGGCGTCTCTGGACATGTTCTGGACGGGTGGCTGGGCTGTGGCTGGTGGCTGGGCAAAAGGGGTAATACTAGGAGCAAGCTCCGCCCTTTTGCTATATATAGTGTTCGGTGTGGTTATGCGTTGTTGCCGCAGCTAACGCTGCTAATCCCTGCGGGGCCCTGCGCGCGTCCTTTGGACGGCCAAGGCCGCCAAATTCATCGCGCGATATTTATAGTAATGTAGGTTGTGATTGGTAGTTTCGAGTGCTGATAGTAAAAGTATGATTTATTTTAAGTGTCTAATTTCTAATTGGTAGTTTCTAAATAACATTAATAGTAGACAAAGGAGAGGAGACACCCTCAACACAATAAGTATATTTCCTAGTAAATTCAATAGTGGACTGAACAGGAGTGGTAGAATCACCAATAGAATCCTGATTTGTGATTAAATAATGTACGCTTACACCAGGCTCATTATCACCAAAAGTACCTTGCAACTCAGAGGCTATACTCTTCGAACCAAGGCGACGAGTATCAGTATAAGAGGCGGACTCAGTAGGATTAATACTATATTTAGTTATATCACTAATACGTAGACCATACTGGGATATCTTATCAACAGGTAAAAACGGAGTCCACTGATTAACACCAAGTGATGGTCCAATACCATTAACAGAACCAAGAACTTCAAAAATATTCCGTTCAACAGCGGAACCAAATCGCTTATTAGCATAAATCTTATACACAGTAAAAATCTGTTCACGTACACCGGAAGTATTTTTCATATTAATGTTCATAGTCATTGACTTCATATAAATTTTCATATCATTCACAGGCGTAAGATTTTCAAATACCATAATACGAGTGATATCTCCACCAGTAGGACTACCAGTACTAAATCCACCTAAAGAAGCACTAAATACATTCTGATTATTAGAACCGGCACCAGAAAGACCAGCTTGCTTTGTAGTAAAAATACGTTGACGGGTAGCGTTATTATCATGGGCAATGCGGTAAATTTTACGGTCCAGGCTTGACAATCTACGACGGCTAGACAAATGTGTACTTCTAACATCATATTGATTTGTAAGAGTTTTAGGAACCCTAGAGCGACGAGGCTTCGTTCGACGACGACGTCGGGTCATCTTGGACTTCTTGGACGGTGTCCACTTGGCATTCAGGTACTTGCGTTTCATCTTGACAAATGGAAGGCTGCCACTTGTTAACAAAATGGACGACTGTCATGCGACGAAGAAGAGCTTTTATACTGTCGACAGGGCTGCCAGCGAAGCAATCAGTTGGCGGGAAATTGGATGTGACAATAAATTTGCGCGCGAACAAAGGTGATTGGCCACCTTTGGTTTCGACAAAACATTTGTATCTATCATACCATCTGAGAAGATGCGATAGGTGGATACCTTCAGGAGCCATGTCATCCATAATCACTTCAGTCTGTAACATATAGCCATGCCACCATTTGGTCCTAGGGTCTTTCATGTAAGGGCTTTTCAACTCATAGTGGGCTCGTCGGGACTTTCCATATCCAGGGGGTCCATAGTACCATCTGACTGAAATATCGGGTCGGTCCACGGGTTCAATTCCAACGAAAGCATTGGTGACAAATTTCTGGGCGTTTCGAAGCCAATGAGAGGCTCCCAAATGTTCGGCGGCAGCAGCGACTCTATTAGCTCGTAGGTGGGCAATGACGGCATCGGCGATTTCGTCGGTAAGCTTGGTGGAGTTGGGGGACTTGGGGACGGTTC